ATGTCCGGAGGACCCAGGTGCAGCAACGTCACGCTCTCCCGCACCTGCGATTTCAGCGCTGCATACCATTCCGGCTCGCTCTCGATAGTCACCCAGTCGATTCCGGGATGGTGAGCGGGCCAGTAGAGTGTGCTGCCTCCACCGCCCCACTCCAAGACCCGCTGCGGGTTCCGCTCCTTGAGCAGCGCGTGAAGTGCCTTGATCTCCTCTGGATTCATCAACGGCTTGGGAACGATCTTCATCCTCGGAACTCCTCCGGCGGCTCCAGTGTCTTGCCGTCGATCGGTAACACCAGCTCGGCCAGGCGCGACAAATTCTTGCCGGTCCGCACCGACCGGATTCCAATGTGCTGGCAATACACGTGCGTTAGGTAACCGACCTGCCAACCCGCCGCTGTCGCACGGTCGCACATCTCCTTGACCGGCGACTGGACGCCGTCTTCTGGACAGCAGGTGGCCAGCACGGCCCGCCGCGCGAACACGAACGAGCCGGGCACGTTGCGGCACAGCGTCACCAGGTGGCCGGGTGTCGTTTGGCCCCGTTTGCCGCCTACGTTGCACTGCGGATTATTCAGCGCCAGGAGGCCCAGCCCTGGAAATCGTTCCATCGCCTCCAGACCACGCGCTAACCAATCCGGGTCGAGCTGAGGGCACAAGATGTCGTCGTCGGTGAACACCACCGGGTCGGAGGTAGTGAGCGCCTCGATCATGCGCAGGTTCTCCGATATGCCCGCGCGTTCGGTCCGCAGCAAGGCGTCGTCCAGGATGCCCTGGTTGCGCAGGCTCTCTACGAAGGTAGAGTTGCCCTCGACCGACGCATCGTCGATCACGCACAGCCGATATGGCGTGAACGTGCGATCCCAGATGTGCCGTAGCGTCTGCATCAGGCACTCCAAGCGCTCGCAGGTCATCACCACGATGTCCGTCGTCATTTCCGGCGTCCCTCAAATTCCCGTACCATGGACCATGCCTCCGGGCTGTCGATCCGGCCCGGGATCATCCCTTTCCACCGGCGCGCGTTGCCCGGGTAGTGCATCAACCCCGCCGTCTCCAACCCGCGGCAGTATTTCTCGAACGTGTTCCACTCGTTGCCCAACCACAGGACTTTCAACGGATCCGCGTACAGCGCTCTCAGAAGCGCGCCCTGATCCCTTTGAGCGTGCTCCTCCCAATTCTCGCGCCAACGCTGGAAGAAGGCCGCCACGCGCGCGTTGCCGTGCTCGAATGCCCACACGCCCCCGTTGATCTGAAGCGCGTGCAGCGTGCTGATCTCCTGCTGAATTTGCACCAGCTCGACCTTGTTGTTGCGCCGCTCGAATGAGTGCATCGTATCCATGAGATGTGGGTCTTTGCAAATGACGAACTCCCATCCCGCTTCGATCCACTGGAAGTATTGGTAGATGGGAGCGACGACCTCCGTGTCGGCGTCCAAGTACAAGACCGCCTTCCACTCCGCCGGCGCGAGTTCGTATGCACGCAGCTTCGCTCGCCGCCCGCCCACGTCGCTGTCCGGTTGCTTGATGAACACGTCTTCGCCGCCCAGCTTGGTGGCACCACACACGCACACCGGGACGTCCGGCATATGCTTCTTGATGCTGGCCAGCAGCCGCTTCCCGCTCGTGCGCGCCGGGCCGCCGAACGCCACCATGTATATCCCGCGTGTGCTGCCCGTGTTTTGCTTGCGCGGCTTCGCCATCTTGACTACCAGTACCTGCGTCCGTCGCCTCACTTGTTTCTCCTCTGTGATTCCCGCGTCCACCTGGCCCTGGCCGAGCAGCAGCGGCACCATCGCCCTGTGCGCCTCGCACCACGCCTGCACCGTGTACGGCTCCGTGATCGCCCGCAGCGCCTCCTGGTCGCGCGGGCCGGCCAGCGCCGCCTCCAGCGCGCGCACCAACCCCTTGGCGTCGCCACGCTCGTACCTGTAGACGCCTTCTGTGGCCGGGAGTTCGTCCAGGATGCCCACATTTCGCGGAATCACCACAGAAACGCCGCAGGAGAGCGCCTCCAGCACCGGCATCGGGCCGCCCTCCACGCGCGACGGGCACACCAGCGCGTCCAGTCCCTGGTAGAACGCCGGCATCTCGGCCCAGTCGTACCGTTTCGTCTCCACCGGCCAGCCGCGCCCGCTCGCCCGCCACTCCACCTTCTTCCCGATCTTGCTGGCCAGCACTGCCTTGACCAGGTCCTCTCCCTTCCGGTGGTTCCGGTACGTGTAACCGGAGAAGCCGACTACCGCCTTCTGCCTGGCCGTTCTGAAGGCCGCGCTGGTGATGATACGAGTGGAGGGCAGCGTGAATCTCTCTCGCTCCACCGGCAGCGGCGGCTGAATCGTAGGACCGTATGCACTCAGCGGCTTGGCATACAGCCGGCACATCGCCACTCGCAACTGGACCCGCTCAGCAACCGCGTCGAACAACTTCGCCTTCGCGTTGCCCGGCGGCGTTTCCTCACGATGCGTGAACAATGCCGCCACCGGCACACTTGGCCACGGCTTACACTTCTGCACTTCAAAGTAGCCGGCTAGATACACCACGTCAGCGCGCGGGTCGGGCGCTGCGGTCAACGTCCAAGCCAGGTGATCCCGCAGGTATCTCGCGAACCGCGGGAGCACCCGGTCGTCGTTCAGATTCCGGCACACGACGTTGACTCGCAGCGCCATTTTGCCCCCTATCCCCGTCTTGGGATTACGCCAGCTCGACGTTGATGAACGCCGAGGGACGGATCAGCCCGAAGGCCGCCCGCATCTCCGCCAGGATCGCCACCATGTTCCTGATGAACCAGTCGTCGTGACTGTCCGTCGCAGTGATGGTCGCCTGCTCGCGGTCCCACAGCACCGCCTTGCGCCAGTTCGCCAGCCAGGCCGAACCTGCCGTCTGGTGAAAGCTCTGGATCACCGGCACGCCCCACATCCGAGGAGGCCCTTGCGCCAGCGGCCCGCCCCAGTAGTAGCGCCCGTCGTCGTCCTGCAACAACTCCACCGTCTCCCAGTCGGTCGGCGAGAACGCCCACGCGGTCGGGATCTGGCGACCGGTCACCAGCAGCGTGGTCAGCGCCTGCCGGGTCGTGGTCAGGATGTCCGTGTTGAACGCCTGGACCAGCGTCCCCGCCTGGTTGGCCAGGCCGGTAAAGTTCTCGCCGACCCCGTTGCCATTGAACAACTGGTCCTCCAGGCAGTCCACGAGGTCCTCGCGCAGCTCCTGGTCGATGATCCCCCGGATCTGTGCCGCGTCCGATAGCGCCCGCTTCGTCGCACCGACGTACACCGCGATCGTCTTCACGGTCTCGGATACGCGCTCGAAACTCATCGCCCCCTGCGGCTTCTCGCCGCTGATCTCGCCGGTCGCGCCGGTGACCTCCTTGACGTTCGCCTCGGCGGTCGGTGCGGCCTGCGTCACCTGCGCCGTCTGCCGCACGTACTCGACCACGTCGCTGGTCGTCTGCCGCACGCTGATCAGGTCCCGCAGCACGGTCGGATAGCGCCCAATCGGCTCATAGATCCCCGTCTGATCCGCGACCACGAACGCGCCCGCACTGGTGGAATCCAACCCGGTGATGAGGTCCTTGTGGCCCATCGCCTTGGCCCACAGCCCGAACGAACCCACCATCACGGCTGGTGACATACCCAGCCGACCGCTGGTGAACTGCCCGGTCGGGGCGACCGTCTTCTTCCACGCCTGCCAGGCCACATCCGCCAGGAAGCGCTCGCCCAGCGTGCCCTGCGGCTGCTGTGGCTGCGGCTGCGGCTCCCCCTTCTGCATATCGCCCAGCAGTTGGCCCAGGCTCGCCTTCAGCTCCGTGTCCCGCTCATCGGTTTTGATCTCGTCACGGATCTGCATCGCATCGCCCATCAGCTTCATCGCTTGGGCGTGCTCCTCGTCGGTCAGGTTGCGCTCCTCGGCCTTTGCTTGATCCAGGATAGCCTGCGCTTGTTGCAACAGGCTGAGCATACGTTCTTTCTTGTTCACGTCACACCTCCATAGAGAGTTTCAAAATGTCTAGTTGAACCTGTACATCGCGCGGGTCACGTTCGCTCGGCTTACCGTCCCCGGCCTCGCCTTCGCCGTCCCCCGCGTCATCAGAAGCGCCACCGCTGGCGCTATCCTTATTGTCTTTGGCTGCCTTGATGTCGGTCGTCCGCGTGTCGATTCCGGCCCCACGCTGCACGGGTGCCACGCCCCACACGTCCAGCTTCCGCAGGAATAGCACGTCCTCGCCGTCGAACTCACCGTGACCGCTGTCCTCGATGTCGAACGTGTACGACCATTCCTGCAACTCGCCGATTGCCTTGACCGTCTTGTAGTGTTCCATCCCGCCCACGGTATCCAGGAAGAACTGGCCCTCGATGACGGCCTTGTCACCATCCTCATGGATGACGCCCTTGCCCACCGGCAACTGGGAATAATTGTGATTCCACGGTTCGATCAGCGTCTCCTGCCCGTCCTGAAACGCGCCAGGCATCGTCACGTCCCCGTCGTGGTCGATCACGTTCAGCGTCGCGAACTCGGCCCGGAACTCGCCTGTCTCGTCCGCATCCTTTTGGAACTTGATCTGACCCTTGTACACTTTCTGTGCCATCGCTCACCTCCCAAATTCTACCGAACACTGGCAGTTGGCGTTGTTCTCCGCACCGCCCGCCGGGTCGCCCGGCCAACGCATCCCGTTGCTGAATTTCTCACGGATTCCCACTGTCTCTCCGGCCATCGCCAGGTGCTCATCGCGCGGGTTGCTGCTGTTCACCCGCCACGTCTTGCGCGCCAACCCCCCGGCCTGCGCCGCCTCGTTCGACCCGAAGTTGCTCGCCGTCGTGATGCCCGATTCCGCCTGACGTCGCACCCAAACCGATATGGCCGTCAGGAAAAGCTCCTTGACCGCCTCGCGCGGGCTTGGGGCCCGGAGCGCTTCCGTCAGTTGGTCCCGCGTCTGGCCGTTGATGTAGGTCGCCTCGATGCGGCTGTGCTCATGGAGCCACGGCAGCATGCGCTCCTCCGAAAGCTCGATTTCCAACCTGGTGGCGAACTCGCTCGCCCAGGCCCCCGCCGTCAACACGTTCAAGCGTAACAAATCCTCGTACAGTTCCCGATCCCAGCGCTCCTCGTCCCACCACACGCCCCCGATGTCAGATTTCCCCGCTTCCTCCGGGACCCGGCTCATGATCGCCGCTTCCTGCCGGCGATAGTGTCGCGATAGTACCTCGACCCATTTGCGCTCGTGCTGCGCTCGCAGCTCCGGCTGGTGCGTATCCAGCCCTCGGGTTTTCCGGTCCCCGGGCCCCAGCGCCTTTGCTGCGCTGTTTTCTGGCGCAGTATCACGCGGGCTCGCCTGACCGCCGACCAGGACGTTCAGCGGCGTCACCAACCGCTCCGCATCCCCACCCAAGGCCGGGAGATTCAGCCTCGCACGGGCCTCATCCGCCGTCATCCACGGACGCCCCACGGCGCTCTGAAGCGCGGTCACCTGGTCCTCGAACGCTCCCGCCAGTTTCTCGGCGATGTTGAACTCGCAGTACACGCCCTGCGTGTCCCCCAGCTCCGGGAGAAGTTGCAGTTCGATGTCCTGCTCGATCATCGCCAGCCAGGGACCCAAACTGTCCTGGTACAGGTTCTTGTGCTGCTCCTTGATGTTGCTGAATGTGGCGTGATCGAGGATACCAACCATCGGTAGGGGGATGTGATACGCCCTTGCGCATTCCTCGCGGGTGAGCTTGCGCCCGGCCAGGTACTCCGATTCCTGCGGGTTGAACGACCCTGCTCGCCAGGTCATCCCCTCCTCCAGGATCGCCGTCTTTCCGCTGTTATCCCCGCCGGCATACAGCGCCTCGAACTCCGCCTTGAACCGCGCCCGCGCCTGCTCGCTCCATTCCGGCGCACCCGCTGGCCGCTCGATGACCCCGCCCATCCGCGCCGCATTCTGCCAGAAGTGCTCGCGGTAGTC